CAGTGAAGTCTGCACTTTCGTCTACTTCTTCATCATTTTCAGGTGCTGATTCCGTGATATCTTTCGCTAACCATAACCAAGCACCGCTTTGAGGTACGGTATCAGGGGTTTCTTTCGCCCACGGAGCAACATAGTGTTTGCGTAGCGCATTTTTAATTTTTGCCATTATTCATCAATTCCTTTCAATTTCAATTGTCGCTGTAATGTCCAGCATATAAATATAAAAGCCCTGTTCATCCTTATCATTGATGAAGGGCTTTGATACATCTAAATTTAAAAATTCGTATGATCCATTTAGGCTATCAATTTGCACGGTCATAGCCGACAAAGCATAATTAATAGCCCAAAGAATCGTATTTGCTTTTTGTTGGTCTTTTGATTTGACAACTATTTCAAAAGGCAATCTGACCGTTTGTGTGCCTGCCATATCTTCGCTAATCACTTGGCCACCAGGCAGCGAATAAATCACTAAATCTTCATGTTCTGATAGATAATCCAGTCGCGCTTGTAAAGGCAGTCCTAACGCATTTAGAAACTCAGCCAAAGCCTCGATAAAATCATTATTCATAGTACACCCATCCCTTCTAACGCTTTCTTTTCCCAATCAGACATATAGATTGCGCTCGCTCTCAAATCCCAACGTTTTCCTGTTCCTGACGTTGTGTATCGCCTGAAAGTGAAAGAAGTTTTCTTCGTGTAAGACGAGCCATAAAACTGCGCTCTAGCATAAGGTGTATCATAAGTAACACCATCTTTATCGAAAGTGGCAGACGCTCTTAAATGACCATCTAGCTTTGGTACAAAACGTTCCATATCTAACTTCATTTGAAATGCCAAAGCTAACTGTACTCTGGCGAATGCTTGGGGCGATACTTTCTTTTCAATGCCTTTTAAATCAACATTGACTGTAATCTCACTTCCCATTAAATCACCCCAATTTCATAGCAAAACACTTGCATGTTAAATGGATGAAGCAACGTTTCGTAAGACTGAATCGTGTATTCATGGCCATTATAAATGACCTTAGCATCTAACCAACTATCATCAACGACCACATTACAATATTTAGGATATATAAACAAAGTAGATGTCCGATTGATATTACTATTTCTACCGCTTGAATTTGAGGCTGTAGTGACATCAAATCGTACATTGTTAAGAGTTAAAGTAGATAACTCTGTTTGCTTGCCCCACTTGTCAGGCGGACCCACTAAAGTCACTTCAACACTATCAACAAGCATTCGTTTATCTATCATACAGCACCCCCGAATAGCCAAATCCAGCACGTTTCAGCGTAGTTAATGCGTCAATAGATAGATTATATCTTGCACCGTCAGAACCAAGCTTAGAACCACTGCTATAAGATACAGATGTACGTCCGATTTGCATACTGCTTATATTTTAACTGTCGCTTGCTGTTAAGAATCCAGTTTGAGTCAAATAACTCACTTGATAAGCAGTTGCTAACTTGACAGCCTTTTTACGATATTCAAAATCACTCTCAAAATCATTAAAATCATAAAAATAATCAATATAGGCATTAATAGACTTTTCTGCGAACTTTAAAAATCTTGGAAAATCTTCTATGCCATCAAAGCCTAATGAAATATATTCATCATTTGTGAGATACATCAAAACACCTCCTAAGAAGCGGATGTATCCGCCTCTGCTTCTTCAACACGCTTAAGCACGTTTTCTTTTTCCGGGAACGCTGCTTTAGCAAGTTGATTAATCTTTTTCGCTTCTTTTTCAGACATTTCAACAATTTCGCCTTCATCAAATTGCCTGCCACTATCAGCCAACAGGAAATTAATCGTTGCTTGAAATTTCTTCATCTGCAGCTACCTCTCTTTTTGCTTTTGTACTAGCTTTTTTAGTAGATTTCGTTTTCTTTTCGACAAATCCTGAGTTTAGAAAAGCTGAAATCATAATAGGGTCGCTTAACGTATAAGCAACCCCATCTTTTTCAAGCGTAACTTTTTTCTTTTCCATCAAGAATCACCTACGCTTTTTTGTGAACGTAGATACATTTCTTCTTGTTATCTAAGACGAATGCATCATAGCGAATACGACCTTCAACTAATTGACCGTTAATTCCTGGAGGATTATCGTGAATCTTATAATCAGCCAATTTAACTGGAGAAGTAGTAGCCATTGAATGAGTGACAAAGAACTCAACGTTTGTAGGTAAGTAGCTAGTTGGCGTTAATACAACAGGTAAGCCATCAATTTGTCCTACTTGACCTTTAATCAACATGTCTTGTGCTAAGTCTGAAGATTTAATAAAGCTTGCATCAAGTTTAATCATCTTATAGAAGTTAGGTGAAACATGTAATACGCGTCCTGTTGTCGGAACGAAAGCGTCTGTTAATTTCACTTGCGCATCTAACACTGCTTCATAAGCATTTTCTTTGGTGATTGCTGCAGTAGCGATATGCGTTGGATCAGCACTAGCGCAAATCTTAGAGAAACGATACTTGTCAATCTCAGGAATAACTACTTCGTTTAATTGACGCGCTAAGGCTTTTCCTGCTTCCATTACTCCGTTAGTGTCTTGAGCAGAGCGTTTATCAATCGTAAACGTGAATGAACGGTCCTTGGTTAACACCATTGTTTGAACGGTATTCCCTAATTCTTCAGGAGTTCCGTAACGAGAAGCACCAGAAGTTTGATAATCGTTCATTTGAGTTGTTGGAATGCTGTAGACTTTAACTGTATCAACACCGGTAAAATCAAAATCTTGGTTAACGACTGCATTTGATAATGCTTCGCGAGCAAAGCGCTCATCTACTTTTTGGTCAAATTTTTGTGCATAATTCACTGCCATATTTTATTCCTTCTTTCTTTTAAATGCTGTCAAAGCCCTCAAATAGAGCTTTATCCTCTGCAGACAGTTCTTTATTTTCTGCATCAGGGTTCCCATTGGGAGTAATCGGCTTTGGTTTATCTTCAATTTGAAACATATAGCCATCAGATTCTTTTAAAGCTGTAATTTGTTCATCCAAGCCCTCAAGACCTTTATCAGTCAGCTTAAGCTTTTCCATATCCAACATAGCTCGGACCGCTTTAGAATTGCGTGCACCCGATTTGGTCAAAGCTAATTCGATTTCCGAATCCGTACGCAATTTAGCAATTTCTTTTTTTGCTTCTTCATCTCGTGAGTTGTATTTTGCTTGCAATTCTTCTAGCTGCTTAGATAACTCTTGATTGTCATTTGAGCTATTCTTCAACTTCTCAAACTCAGCCTTGTTGGTTTCGATTGTGGTATTCGCAACCTTTAAATCGTCTTGTGTGGCTTTGAGTTGATTTTTCAACGTTTCAACACTAGCCCCGTACATTCCTACAATCTGTTCGACTTGTTCTTCAGATAATCCTAATTTCTCCAATTCCTCTCGTTTCATAAACATCATCCTTTCGAGTATTTTTGACGTGGCAACGACCACGGTGGAGCGCTGTTCTTTTACGTCTGCAGCTGCAAAAAAGACAAAATAAAAAAGCGTACAAAAGTACACTTTGATTTCAGATATAAAAAAAGCACCTAGATAAATCCAAGTGCTATTTCAATATTTTAATTGATTTTATTTCGCTATCATATAGCGTGATTTCTGTCGGTTCTCCTTGCTTCCTATTTATGAGGTTAATATTTATTTCGTCGTCTTCTTCATTGTCTACTTCATCAACAAAATCATAGACATATCCTCTATAAACATTTCCGTTTGTATCAACAACTTCTACATTTTCGCGTAAGTAATTCCATAATTTGTGACTCATTTTTATCCTCCCTTTCCTTTAATCGTCGGCACGATATGAGAGCCAGTCTTGCTGTAATGAATGCGAAAGTCTTTAACATTTTCAATTACTTCACCAGTTCTAGCATCTATATAAGTCCCTACAACTTTGTCCTGTGAAATTATCTCTTGCATTTTAGTTGCGTTAGGATTGTACTTAAATTGCCCTGTACCAGCGTACTTGTCTACTAATTGTTGACATTCATCTTTAGTTATTATTAAATAACTAGGCGGATATTTTCCTTTAGATAAGTTTTTATTGTAATAATCTTCATAAGCTTTAGTCCCTAGTGAATGATTTTCAAACTGTTCATTATTGATTTCAGTCTTTATTATACCATTTTTAACAGCCTCTTGAAACTTATCTCTCATTTCTTTCTGTTGCATTCGAAATTCTTCTAACAACTTCAATTCTTTTCTGATTTTTATTTTTTCTTTAGCTTTAGTGAATGGATCTACGTTATATTTTTCTCTAGCATAATCCCTATGTAAGAACGGATTTTTCTTGATATAAGCTCGCATAGTCGCTTGATGGGAGCGAACTTTAGCCGAATACTTATCAATCAATTCTTTATCGTCCAACTGATTAGCCACATGCAGTTGTTCTTTCGCATGACGAATTTCACGTTCCAGCGCTCTTTGTTTCGCCTGAACATTGGCGTTCTCAATCGCCTTTTCAGGTGTAATATCTTTCAATTCATCATTTAATTCAGGTATCCTATTCACTCCAGGAATAAACGGCGTCATAGTATGTCCGCAGTTAATACCTTGGCATCCACCAGGACTACCATAGCCATAATCAGACAAGGCATAGATTTTAATTCCTTTTTCTGTTCGAGCATTGCCAGTCGTTACAATTTGATGTTGCAAAGGTGCACACATTTCACGAGCAGCTGCCTTCATGGAATAGTAAAAGGTATCAATACCTAATTCTTCAGCCGGTCGCATACGCATTTCATTCTTCACACGATAGGCAGTTGATTTGATAACCGTCCGAGCGTAGTTATCTGCTTTCCAGCGCTTGCCGGCTTTGTCAGTAAAGCCATAAAATCCTTTCTCAAACCACTTCATGACTGTTTGATTTATAGCTTGGTCATGTGTTGCAAGCCCTGTAACTACTTTAGCCACACTTTCTTCTACAATGCCTTGATACGCTCCTATTACGCTTTTAGGAAGTGTTGTATTAATTAGATTATCAATATCAAACATAGCTTGATTGACGTAAGTCGAAAGCGCCTTTTGAATATAGCTATCATCAGTAACTAGCCCTTTCTTGCCAGTGGCTTCCATTATCTGTTGACGAGTATCTTCGTAGATTTTCAAGCCTTCATTTTCTAATACGTATCTCAACTGTTCTTCAGCAATGCCTGAGCGTTCGGCAATCATCTTCACGTTTTCATCATTTAGCAAGCCCATCTGTTGCAATTTTTCCGCTTGCCAAAAATATGGATTATCTTCTAAAGATTGCACGCCACGTTCCTTGATGCGTTCAACAACCTGGTCAAACAAATCTAAGGTTAATTGATGATAAAGGTCGGCCACTTGGCTAGCCTCTAGCATAAATTGTTCATCATTTAAAGCAGGCTTTTTCATCTACATCATTCTCCATATATGCCCACATCTTCAGGGCTGCGCTGTACGTTTCCAATTGTTTCTTCTTGAATTTCATCCACCATTTTCTGTGCTTCTTCTTCAGTCACACCGAACGCCTTCATAATCGCATTCTTTTGACTACTTAATTTCGCTGTATAGGCTTTAGTCCAAAAGTCTAGCAACGCATTTCTATCAGTAAATACACCATCATCAAGCTTAACTGTCACGCTATCTAAACTAGGAATAGCTCCGCTGTATATTTGATAGTTGGCGCCCAACTCACAAATAGACACGACTAACCCCTTGATAGATTGCTCAACTAAGCTA